TACCAATCTAACTGTGCTGTACCCAAAAAGTGGATCCAGTTTTTGCCCTTCAGCAAACCATCTTCACGCAAGGTCATTAGACGCTTTAACGTGATATCCATTTTACACATGTTAGCACCACCAAAGGCCCAACCTTCTGCTTCACGACCTGCATACTTACCTGCTGGGTCGCTAAATTCTTTTACACCTTGATACCACTGTTCAGCAGTATCCCAATCACCGCCTTGTAGCACGTTAAGCCATTTAGTTTGACCTAATCTATTCATCAAGAAGTAATCATTATTGTACTGTGTTTTTTCTAGACAGTCTTCAAATGTTTTTAATCCAGTCTTTGGACTATGAATATGGTCACAAGCCCAGGTTGGAACGTCTAGCATCATTGACCAGTCTGCAGTTACTTCTAACCACTCAAGAATCTTTTGACGAGTCTTTGTAGCTTCTTTGCCTTCAAAGTCTAGCCAATCAAACTTAAGAACACCTTTACCAATCTGGTATCCACCAGAGTCACCTAAGATCATTGTGTTGTTACGATCTCGTTGTTGAATCATTGATTCCTGTACAAGACTCTTTTGTAGATCTAATTGTGCATGACCTGCTGAATACAAACCATACTTGTAAGTAAAGTATCCTTCTTCAGGATTAAGGAAGTTCATGTGCCTTCAATGCCTATCAAATCCTTTAGGGATACGTTCATCTGAGATAAACTTCTCTAATCGTTGTTTAGCAACATAGGTGCTATAGAAAGAGCTGATGGCTGGCAAATAGACAGCGTAATCTTTCTGTAGTGGTGTTAGGTTAACTTGTTGTTTCATTATTAAGTCTGTGCAGGAATAATATATTTGTATACAGCTAGACCGCTATCTAATGTAATTTGCAATGCACCTTCATTAGACAAACTCATAGTTGTATTGTTAACGTCGGCAATTTTTAAAATACTTAGAATAGGAGCAACTGGCCATGTCCACGCCTTGTTTAATGTTCCTGTAACGCCTATAGCAAAGATAAACTCACCACCATGTGAACTCATGTCACCAAACGTGAACTTCAATTTGTCTCCGTCTGTCTTGGCTAAGAACGTAGCATGTTCGCTGTTTGCGGCTGCTTGGAAACTAAAACGCTGTACGCTACTTTGTGTAGGATTAACCTCAACATCCCACTTAACACCGCGGAAAGTAGTTGACTTGAGTTTTTCGTTGATGATTTCAGTGTTCATAAAACGATAGTCGTTTTTAAAGTCACCTGCTTTGTTTTCAAAATGTAAACCAATTGGAATAGTTTCGCCATTTCTGTCAGCAGTCATTAATTCAATTGTTGCATCTTCTTTGTATTCTGGACACTCAAGGTTATACTTCAATTTGTTTAGTTGCGGCATGCCGAATACACCAATCATCTCTGGTTGTGGATTTGCTGTTTCGCCAAACATAACTACAGTCCTGTCATCTGCCATAGAGTCAATTTTTGTAGTTTCGTCGGTACCTGTGATCTTAACGATGTTTAGGAAACCTAGGTTGTGAGTATGACTCACGATGTCTTGTAGAATGTCTTTCATGTAATAGTCCTTTTGTATAGTTTATTTAGATTTAGGGAAAAAGTCAAGTAATATTTTAGTCAAAGCTGAATAATTTTCCAAATGTATTATCTTGTGTTGTAGAGTCTAGATCCCACTCTAGAACTCCAATAAGGTTATCAAGTTTGTTATTGATAATAGTTGCTTCCATTTCACTGTGATCAAATGGAAGATCTTGGAACCATTTAGGTAAACGTAGTTCATCGACTGGATAAGCAACGCTGGTATAGCCCAATGGATTGTCTTTGACCTTACAAACAATGACCTTCATACCGTCAACAATCTGTTGGCTGTATTTGTCACCGTTCATCCGGCGCAATGTATTCCAGTTAATACTTGCTCGAACGTGTCCGGGCATATTAGCCTTACCCTTCTTTTCTTCCTGCGCCTGGTAGTCGGCAATATTGTTAGCACGTTTTGGACTGCCTTTCTCCCAACCTGGTCTAGCTTTAAACTCAGTTCGGAATTCACTAATGCGTTCTAGTATCTCTTTCTCTTGTGCATTGTTAAGTACTTTGGTTAAAATTTCTTCTAAAAACTTTTGCATAAATTCCGGAGTATCACTACGCTTCAAATCCAAGCCCATGGCTTTGATCTTTCCCGGCTTTCCATCTACGTCTGTGCGCTTATTTTCTTTGTCGTAGTACAGGATAGCATAGCGTTTTTTTGTCATATAGATGCCTTTGATAGCAACAAATTCACGACCAGCCTTGATCACTTCGCCTCTTGATTTTGGACAATGGAATGCATCTAACATAAACTGCGGAAACGTAGCATTAACATTATCAGCAATAGTATTATACAATTGAATAACAATTTCTTTATCCCAAGGAATTAATTTCTTTTGAATATCAATCTTTAATGCGTTATATGCTGAAAAATAGCATGAGTCAGTATCGCCATAGATAATGCTTTTACCTACGTGATCAAACTCACCTGTGATCATTTCATTAACTTTGCCTGCCATGTGACGTGCAATGGCACGGCCTGTTAACGTAGTTGACTGTCCGATTCGTTTGTCAAAGAATCTACAACCTGGATTCAAAATAGCACCGTACAAACTGTTTAGGTTAATCTTCTTAACTAGTTGTCGCTTGTCCCAATACTCTTCTTCAATTTTATTTCCAGCATCAATTGCTGCCTTAAGTTTTTTCTGCATGTCTTTACGTTCGGCATACCAACGCTTGAGCAAGCCGGGAATAATACCTTCATTCTCGTAGGTGAAGATTGTACCATTAGCACTTAACATCCAGGACTGATTGCTTTCAAAAATTAATCTGTAAACTTCGGCTGCACTTAATACATCCTGTTCACCATTTTGCCAATCAACAGTAATTTCATATGCTTTGTCTTGTCGCATAACTGCTTCGTATTCTAAACTACCAAACATACCTTCCCAGGCAGATGCAAATGATTTCTTATGCACCAGTATCTGTTCTTGAATAAATTGATCAGTTCTATCTTGACGCAGTTGTCCAACAATAGTTTCTGGACCCATATTCAATGCACGAATTGCACTTGGGTACAATGAGTTGATGTCCATTGATCCGATCCAGTCATGAAGTCCTTTTTTAGGGTATGCTACATACGCACCTGCGGCTTGATTGTTAGCATCTTCATCGCGTATTGGACGACTTGGCACAATTAATCCACGGTGGTGTGCCTCATTTACAATAGCCTGTTCTGTAACAGCAACAGCACCCATTGTGGTCTGTAACAATACAGTACATTCGTGTGCAAGTGTGTTAGCAAGGTCAAGGAATTTTAATTTCTTATCAAGTTTGTCAAGCAAGGCACAATCTTGCCTGTTGTACTCAATAAACTTTTTAAAGTCATTATTGTATAGTTGATCCAGTGTGCCTTCATAGACAGTCTTAGATTCACCTATCTCCATTTCTCCAATGGCATCCAATCTGTAAGAGTGACGTTCTTCATAGGTGTACTTTCGGTACAGCTCGAGACTGTCCAAATGAACGCGACCAACCAAGTCATAAGTAACAGCCGCTTTTCCATATTTTTCGTACTCCCGTTTCTTTGGAAATTGATCCCAAAGGCAAAATCGTCTTGTGTCTTCTTTGCTTAACACCTTTGTTACTCTATTTACAGTATATGGAATATCAAAACCTTCACTATTCCACCCACTTAAAATGTCTGCATCTTCAATGATATCTAAAAAGGCATTGAGCATTTCTCCCTCAGTTTCAAATAATATTGTATTTGGGAAGTCTTTAACCTGCTCAACTGCTTCTGCCATTGTAAGAGTTTTTGGAGGAACAGCAAAACACACAAGGGTGTCTAACCATTGTAGGTGAACAGCGATTGCAGTAATTGGCATAAAAGCATTCTCTGGAGTGCTATAGCCACGTTCTGGATCAAAGTCCACCTCAATGTCAAACCATGCTACATTTAGTTTAGGTGCATCTTTGCCTAGATAATTTTCTTCTAGATTTCGAAATATTGGATTGATATCACTTTCATACAGACTGTGACTGCTGTGTATCTTCTTTTCCTTCATGAACTCTTTATAGCTCTTAGAAGTAACCTTGTTAAGATTTTCGCCGTAGATAGATTTATATTTGCCCCGTTGATCGGGGTAATAGAAAAGATAACGTGCGGGGTATTCTTGGAAGATCCTGCCTTTTTTAGGATCCCGTTCGACAACATAGATGATGTCTTTATCACGATTCCAGATCGCGTCTACATAACTCATATTTTTCTCCTACCGCTTATGGCCGGCAACCTTCTTTGTGATCATTTGTAGCTGATCAAACTGTAATTTAAAATAATATTTATTGAGAACCGACGAGCATCCTGATCAATCCGATTGAATCGATTGTGGTAAGCAACATGTAATTAGCCAGCATACCAAAGGAACGCCTACTATAAGCACACCAAGCGTATATAGCACAACCTGTAATCCAGATTGGGTACAAGATGAGAAGAGGAGGAGTAGGCACGGTTGAGGCCATAGTGATAGCACAGCCAATAGATATAGCCCAAGCAAGGACCTCAAGACAAAAACGAAATCGATCGCTTTTGTAATCGTCTCGGATCCAATTGAATGTTCCGCTGAATATTTCATTCATTATTCTTCCTTACGGAAGCTATGTCCACTAATATCAACAATGGTTTCAAGATCATCAAATTCACGGAACACTTGATCCCATGTATCTTTCTGTGCAATCTTAATTGCTTTTTTAATAACACTAGGCTTGACTTCTAGTTCTTCTGCTACTGCTTTAATTGTTTCGTTCAGTCCTTCTGTAAGGTCTTGAATCTCTTGCATGACAGTCATGCCTTCTGCAACAATTTGTTTAATCTTTGCTTGTTCTGGTGCGCCAAATGCTTTGCCCATGTATATCTCCTGTAAGCGTTAATTATACATGAATGTTTTTAAAATGTCAATGATTTTATAACCTTGTATTCACAATATCCCAATTAATAATACGCCATATATTTTCTAAATATGACTTTTTATCGCTTTGGTAATCTAATGCCCAGGCGTGTTCCCACCAATCAATTAATAGCGCAATATCTTTTTTAATTTGGTGATTTTTAATAATTTTTATATCGCCATTTTGGCTCATATAAATCCACCCACTGCCTTGAATGCTCATGGCATTTTTTAGTATTTGATCTTGAAATTCACTAAATGATTTATATTTTTTATTAATTAATTCAAGACTGATGCCATGGGGTTTATTTCCGCCCGTTGGTGCTTGTAATTGTGGAAAAAATAAATTATGTAGATAGTTTCCTGCTAGATTAAAATCAGAATCACCTTCGTCCTTGTTAAATCTATCAGCATAACTTTGTGCTAATTTTCCATGATGGTAATTTAATGTATCCTTGCTCATTACGGGTTCTAAATCTTTTATACCGTAAGGCAATTTGGCATTTACTAATTTATTCGGAGACTCAGCGGCTTCAACAATGGATAATAGATCTCTCATTTCTTTGCTCTACCAGCTTTCATATTTGCCATCCAGTGAGCCAACTGTCCTTTGCGGCCACCTTGCTTGGCTACTTTGCGTAAATTACTTACGCTTGACTTAGTAGGAACACCGTGACGTTTACTATCGCCTTTGTCTTGGGGATTCTTACCATCGGCAAAGTTTTCATCCACTGTATCTCTATAAGGCCTTACCCAGGTAAATTTTGTGTCAGCTGGAATCCATTTGATACCCAGCCCACTGTTGCCTTTGGCAGGATCCATATCTACCAGCAACCAGTTTTTCTCATCACTGAATGGCACAGTGTGTGCTTTCTTTAAGATCCTAACTATTTTACCGCTGTCCTCAATCTTACCCATCATGGCATCTT